ATACGCATTCGCTCAGTAGTAGTACCAGTTGTAAACCTTAAATCATCACCAACAGCACTTATTTTTGCTTGTTGGGCACTTCCTGTTGTTTTTTGGAATATTAAATTTTTAGAGTTTCCGTCGCCTCCTCTCAGTATTACGTTGGATGTCGTAGACGAAGTAGTTAATAGAGTGTTTGTAGCTGTTATACTATTTGATGCCGTCACAGTACCCGTTACGTCGATGCCTGTGGAGGTGGTAGCTAGTTTGGCGCTTGTGTTGTGATATAGAGTTGTTTCTGAGTCTATATCAATTTGCATAACAACATTGTCGCTTCCATCAAGGAAGTTAAAGTTGTTGCCGTTTGATTTGAAGTTTAGGTTTCCTGTCCCTGCATCTTCTATATAGTTTTGTGATCCTGTGTGATAAATCTGTAGGTCAGAGCCAGCACCGAAGACAGCCTTGTCGTTGTCGCCAAAAGATACGTCTGCTGTAGTCGTTAAACCTGCAAAGGTTGGACTGTCGGTAGTAGCTACACCTTGATCCAAAGACTTGACAGCAGTGATGTCAGTTAGTTCTGAGTCCATTAAGGCACCAGCCGCTGTAACGTTAGCCGTATCAGTTACATCCGCTGATGCTTCAATGTTATCTAGTTTAGTACCATCAGTTTGTAAGTCACGACCGTCTACAGTGCCGGTGACAGTTATGTTTCCATTGACCTTAAAATTATCATCTGTTTCCCAAAGGTCAGTTGTTTCATTCCACTGAAATACTTTGTCTGTTTCATTACCACGCTCTACCGTAATGCCAGCATTTTCTGTGGGAGCGCCAGTGTGGTTACTGTTAAGGACAATGTTGTTATCTGCAAGATTAATGGTTTCTGTATTTACGGTTGTGGTTGTGCCGCTAACAGTTAAATCTCCACCGATGGTTGCATTAGAAGATGTTTGAAGGGTTCCGGTAATGTTAATGTTACCAGTTCCCGTAAGATCGTTTGAGTTTAAATCTAAATCACCACCTAGTTGTGGCGTTGTGTCCTCTACTACATTTTGCAGTGCAGAATCTGCAGTAGTGCCTTGAGCGGCTGTAGCATAGTCAGAAGAATCAAAAGCTTTTACCTGTGCAAGATTGGTTACCTCGCTATCCATTAAAGCACCAGCCGCTGTTACATTGGCTGTATCTGTTACGTCTGCCGATGCTTCAATGCCATCTAGCTTAGTACCATCTGCGGCTACGTCACGGCCATCAACAGTTCCAGACAACGATATGTTACCCGTGATGTTTAGGTTGCCCGTGCCTGTAATGTCGTTACTGTTTAAATCTAAATCTCCGCTTAACTGAGGTGAACTGTCTCCAACAAGATCCGGGTTAATGCTGTTCCACCCTGATCCGTTATAAATTCTTGTACTATTATCTGACGTATTAAAATACCAATCGCCTGCCGTAACAGCGTCCCCATTACCGTCTACGGTTGGGTTTGAAGAGGCTGTGCCTAAATAAAAAGCATTGATACTTGTTAATGCAGATTGTGCTGATGTTGCACTAGTTGCTGCATTGCTTGCTGACGTACTTGCGTTACTAGCCGATGTACTTGCATTGCTCGCAGAAGTTGCGGCATTGCTCGCAGAAGTTGACGCGGCGCTTGCCGAATTAGATGCATTAGTTGCTGATGTAGCGGCATTAGTTTCTGCTGTTTCAGCATTAGTTTCTGCTGTCTCTGCGGCTGTCTGTGCCGCCTCTGCCGCGATTTTTGCGGCTACCGCTGAACCTGCAGAAATTCCTGCAAGTGTTGCGTCTGAAGATGCATTACTAGCTGAAATACCAGCAGAAGTTGCTGATGAGGTTGCGTTTGATGCCGCAGTTGTAGCTAATGTTGCTTGAGTAGATGCTGTTGATGCACTTGTAGATGCGCTTGTTGCTGATGAAGCTGCTGAGGCTGCACTGTTTGCTGCCTCTGTTGCTGACGCTGAAGCAGATGCTGAATCAACACTTACTTGAGACGCTATGGCATCTGTAGTTGTTTCACCAGAACCGCCTTCTCCGCGAAAGATACCCATAGACTACTCCGAAAAAGAAAAGAAAAAGGGGCCATTGCTGACCCCCTGTGGATTACTCGTCGAATACAGCGATAGTAAATCCAGCTTCTGGACGGTATACTTCTACACCGTACAGAGTGTCCGAAGTGAACAGTGTTGACAGGTATTCCTGCTTGTACTGTGTCTGTGAACGGACAGCCATTTGCTCTGCCATGACAAGAGCGTCTTGGTGCATAAAGATACAACCACGGACGTTAGTCTCAAGAGTTGGACAGTTAGAAGAAACGTAGATATCTACGCCGTAGAGGTTACCGACAAGGCCAGACTCTACGCTACGACCGCTGACAAAGTCAGAAGATACGTATCGCTCAATACCCATAAGAGACTTACGTACTGCAGGTGGGACTACGAGAACACGATTTTCCATAGGAACATCAGCGTCATCCATTAGCTTGATAGCCTCACGGAAACCAATGTCGCTAAAGTTGTCACCTGAAGCTACATCGTTACTGCCGCCATTAGCATCAAACAAATCAATACCAGTTGCAGCATTGAAGTAATAACTGTTACTGTTCTCCCAATCAGTTCCGGAAGATGGAGACTGTGTACGAGTACCGTCACCGAAGCCAGTAGCAGCGTTGATGAGGTCAGTGTCTACTTTCAGAGCAAGCTGGTAGCCAGCATCTTCAGTGTAGAACTGACGGAGGCTGTTGAGAGCCTGTACTTCAACGATGTCTTCGATCAGACGTGAGTACTCGAAGTGACGATCAACAGTGATAGTCAACTCTGACTCAAGGTTTGCTTGAATTTGTACAGCAGCAGCTTCTGTTTTTGCAGATGCCGCACCACGAGTAGGCTTAGGAATGTGGATTACATCACCTTTCTTGCCAGCCATTTGGATGCGCTTGACAAGAGGAGCCATCTTGAGGTTCTTTTGGTATGCAGCAATGATCTCGTCACTCCAGATTTCTGGAATAAACGTACCCGCTGCGGTTTTGTCTACTACAGCGTTAGCTGTAAAATAGGCACCGGAAGTTTCGTTAGCCATGATTAATCTCCTTTAGATTACTTGACTCGACCCTCCGCGTATGCTTGGAATATTTCATTAGACAAAGACTGATAACGCTCGGGATCTGTTTTCATTAGTTTAATAATGTCGGCCCTACGATATGTTTTCTTACGAGGTGCAGAGTTGTTTCCTCTTGCGTTACCTGTATTGGCTGCTTTTACTTGCTGCTTACGTGCCTGTTTTTCAACGTTGGCAGTTTGCTGCGCTACTGTCTTTCGCTCCTTCCAGAGTGTAAAGAGTTCGTCTGCAGAGTCAGCGTCGTATTGTTGGTCAGCCGCTACAAATAGTTGAGTCCTAATTTTAGATGCCTTGATCCACTCTGCAAACTTAGGATCACCAAGGATCTGCTGCATATCTGGATGCTTAGTTTGAAGCGTAGCAAGAGATGATTGCTTCTTGTACTGCATTGAGTACTCTTCAGCTTCTCTAATTTTAGGATGATTCTCAATTGCTCGATTAACTGCACCTTGAGGATCTGTAAAATAATCAATATCGTTTTCAGGCTCAACGTGTTGTTGAGGTGCTGGATCGGGTACTTGACTAGCAATGTAGTCATCTACCACTTTACGAAGCTCTCCTACTTCAGAAGATTGACGACCTAAAAGCTTTTCAGCTTCTTGGTGCATCTGTACAACTTCTTCTAAAGACTTACCTTGGTACTTATCTGGTAAGCTAGGTTCTTCTACTTGAGGTTGCTCAACTTCTTGTTGAATCTCGTTAGCTTCGTTTTGTTCAACTTGATCGGTGTTTTCCTGTTCAGGGGACTGATCAATTAGCGTTGCTCTAGACATAATTAAACTCCGTGATCATTATCATTATGGAGACTTGTTTTTACCTGCTTTTTCGTGTTCTCGTACCCATTTCATGTGCTGACCGGGGAAGTCCCCTGAAGCACCGTCAAGGTGAAAAGACGGGGCAGATACCATTTTAGTAGCACTAGCACCACAACCGCACCTACTGGTTGTAACGCCAGACTCTACCATTTCTTCAAAGACGTGTCCGTTACTACATCGGAAGTCATATATTTTAAACATCTATCGGACCTTCAGCTTCAACTTCAGCTTGCTCTCTAGCGGCTTCTATTGTAGACTGTAGATTAATAATAGTTGCAAATGCAGCGACTTGGCCTTTACGATAATACAAATCTTCTAAATCTTTTACTGGTTGTATATCTGCTAGTTGTGTTGCATTGCTAGAAAGTTCTTGTAAGAGTTGTTTGAAACCTTCATGGTTAAACAATTCGTTATAATTATTAAAATAAGTTTCAAGCTCTGGAGTCATATAGTTCTCTATTATTATAATATATAGTTATATTATATCATATTTTTATGCATTTGTCAAGCATTTCTTGTCTTTTTTCTGACACAACTACCTCGCTTCTTTTTCTTTGCTGGTGGTCGTCCTACTTTTTTTCCGTATGTTCCCGCTCCTTGAGGCATGTTTAGCTCCTTACTTGATAGTAGTCTTCAATTGTACACCGGACTTGTCGTCCTTTGTGTTTCATGTATACTGGTGCGCCTACTCTGAGCTTGTGTACTGCTACTTGAGTTACGTCTTCAGATACGTTGCAGCTTGGTATAATTACGTACTGCTGATCTGCTTTTTCGATGAGAATCTTAGTGTCTGCTGATGCCTGTAACGACAGCAGCATTACTGCTACTAATAGTGTTCGCATTGTGTTCTCCTAACGTCATCACGACGTGCTTTAGCCTCACGGCTGTGTTTACCACTTTTTACAAGACCAGTACCTCGCCGTGAGTTTACTGGGTGGGTTTGTGTCACACTTATGACGTGCTCTAAACGACTTCCGTCGTGCAGGCTGGTCTTTCTTAATAGTCATTTTGGCATCACCAAAACGTATAGTCTTAGTTTTGTCGCCTTGTTTTGCTACTACTACAAACTTTTTAGTCGGATGCTTAGGAGTTCGTTTCGGTTTGTTGTACCCGCTTACGCCTGCCCGTGCTAGTTTTGGATCCTTCGACTTTGGCATTACTGAGTTCCTCTATCTGTTTCTCCAATTTGTCCAACCGGGCGAACTGGTCGCTGAAGTTGTGGTTGATTTGGTCTAGAAGGATTTGCATCTCTTTTTGTGTTATCAACATTAGTTTTACCTTTTATTTCTTCTTCTTTTAGTAATGCATCGGCAACGCGCATGCGTCGTTCAAACTCTTTGTCTTCCTGATCACCTTCTTTAAGGTTACGGGTAATTGCATTGATCTTGTCAATTTGAAGCTCTTCAGGAACAACCGCTGCTTCTGCAGCAAGTTTAGTAGCTCGTGCTTGAGACTCTTGTGCTTGAGCAGCCAGAGCAGCAGTTTGTGATTGCTGGAACTGTAATTGAGCTTGTTGTAGTTGTTGCATTTGTGGATTAGGCTGCATAGCTTGTTGAAGAGCGCCAAGAAGTTCTTCTCGATTAGACAAGTTCATGTTGTCAATAACAGATTGAATTAGTGTGTTGTACAGTGGTGAGTCTTTACCCATAGTCTGTAGCAATTGTACTAACTGTGTTACTTCGTATTCGCGAGCAATAATTCCTAGCGTACTGCTGGCATTAAACTTATAGTCCGAAACGGGATAGTTTTCAGGATCAAACTGCATATACCGATGGGCTGCTTTCTTAACAAACGGAATAAGAAACGACTGCTGGAAGTTAATTAATGTGCGCTTGTGACGTTTAATAATAGCGCCAAGAGACATACTAATACCAGCGGCAGTAGCCTCGCCGTTAACTTGACCCGCAATTCCTGCTGAGTCAACGGCTCCTGTTGCTTGCTGTACCATTTGCTGCAATGCTCCGGCTTGAGCAAAAGTGATTTGATTAACTTGACCAAAGTTAAATGGTTGAAGTACTTCACGAGGATCTCCATTAGTTAATATCATCTTACCGGGACGTACTTCAGGTCTTGCACCACGAGGTAGTCTAGTAGCGTCAACGGCCATCATTGGATGAATAGTAAGACTCAATGCATCAATACGCGCACGTAGTTCTGTATCAAGAGCTTTCTGACTGTTGTAACCTTTTTCACAAACACCGCGACCCCAAAAACGTCCGGGTACTACGTCCCAAGGAAACGCAACTACTGGACGGTCTTGCATCATGTACGGATTTGCTTCTGCTTTAAGTAGTGTACCGCCGTTAGCAATAACAACTATAGCTTCTACATACCTTGACTTAGACCCTTCAGTAGTTTCCTCGTCGCTTCCGCCAGTAGCTTCTTCAAGCAACTCTCGTGGTACTAGGCCATAGTACTTAGTAAGACGTACCTTGTCGTCGTTGTAGATTGTAATGTCTTGGTCAGGTTCAAGATCAGTGTCCGGTGCTGCATTACCTATGTAAGTATCAATGTAAACACCCTGTTCTTGTAACATTTCAACATGGTGTTTGCTTACAAACTCATCAATAGCTACGCCCATAGCGTCATCTACAGATGTAGCTACAGGATCAATTAGGAAGTTTTGAGGTAGTACAGGCTTTAACTTTACAACTACTCTGTCAGCAATGTTTACTCCTACTGCTTGTAAGTCACCACCCATTATAGGTTGCGTAGCAGGAGCCATTTCTTTGACTTCTTCAATAACAATTTCACCGATACCTGTACCAAATACTGCCGAGTTAATAAGGCACTCAGCTACAGATTTACGGATCATGCAGTTTTCGAAGTCTTCCGTAAGTTTATTACGAAGAAACTGTACGTCTTGTTTGTTAGTATCTCCGGTGTTGTCACTAACGTCAAACCATTTGCCTCTACCAAAAGTAGCTTCTTCTAGTTCTGCTACGTTAGACTCAACTGCTTGCTGAAGTGCAGGAGAAATAATACGGGAACGTTCGCTCCTACGCTCACTATCAGCAGGATCCCATTGACCACGCCATAATCTATAATACTCTTCAAATTTATGTTCATAATTGCTTTCGTAATAATCCCTCCAGTCTTCGCATTTAACCATTACCCAATCTTCTAGGGCTTCTTGGATCATCAGAGGGTCTTGTTCGTATAGTTCACTCATATTAGTATCCTGCTACTACGTCTAAGATTTCGTGGTCTTCGATTTCGTATTCGTAGTCGTAAGCCACATTTGCCAACTGGTCAACGTAAGCTAGTGCGTCCACCAAGTCGTCATGGGTTAATGGGTCGGGAAACTGAAATAATTGATCAAGGAATTTACTATTCCAGCTTCCCCTATTTAATGTAATCTGTCCGTTCTCAAATCGTCCTTGCAATGCCCACATGATACGATCTGTTTTCTTTTTGTTACCATGACTCAACTCTTCTACTCTAAAAAACATACCGTAGCGTTTTTGTAAGTCAAGTAACGGCGACATTATTGCGTTCCTAGATATACCTCTTTCGATACCAACGGAAATGGGACGGTAATCTCTAACGGCCTGAAATATTTTGGAAGCGGTCTCTTCGGTTGTCCAGACTCCGTGAATAATATTATCAACATACCAACCGTGAGGATTAACCTTAACAATTGCAATCGCTGCTTCGTCTGCTTTTGCGTTTTTACTTTTTTTGCTGGCGGTAGGGTCCAAGTAGTTTGCCAAGTCTGCGGCAATGTAATAATCTCCTATTTCAGGTTCGTCGTCGCTAAAAGAGACCCAGTCCTCTCTAAACATTTCTGAACCACGCGCTTCAAACGACGCCATAAATTCCTGACGAAACGCATAAGACGACATAGACTTTTTAGCAATGTCGATTTCAGATGGATCAAGAATTGGGTTATCGTAAGAAGTGAAGTGCCACGCTTTATAAGTTTCATCGTCTCCAAGTTCCGCATATTTGTATAGTTCGTAAAAATGATTTCTTCCCATAGGTGTGCCTATGAACATTGCACATCCCTTTTGATCTGCAAGGGCAGGTCTCAGAATCTGCTCAAATACCTCAGGCTTCATGTCAGCGTACTCGTCAAGTACTAAGAACTTGAGGCTAACTCCGCGCATCGTTTCGGGGCGGTCTGCTCCCTTGAGACTGATAGTGGCTCCATTAATAAGCTTAATTTGAAGATTATTAACATGACTACCACTGATAACATCATGCCCGAGATCGAGAAGGGTGGACCACATGATGTCTCTGGCTTGTCCCTGAGTAGGTGCGACGTAAAATACATGGCCTTTTTCCGCTTGTAATGCGTTAACAATTAACATCCACGCTGCTAATCTAGACTTACCCGTACGTCGCCCAGCAGCTACTATTTTAAATCTTGTTGTGTCGGCCCAGACTTCTTGTTGCCAAGGCAGTAATTCAATATTTAAATCCATCAATACAACCAGATAACCGGAGCAGTGCCTCTAGTATCCACGTGTATAAAATCATCGTCTACCCCTATGCCTGTAAATCCTAGTCTTAAGGCATTGGAAACAATAGCGTAGCGGTGGGCGGCATTCGTTATTTTTATGTCAGCCGCAATCCCTTGGGCATGTGTTCCCGGCACCGCTTTCTTCATTTCTATAGGGTGCTTGGTTGGATGACGATAACCCGACGTTATCTGCATGGGGAACCCACACGCCTCCCGCAATTTATCGAGCTTTTCTAAAAACTCTTGCTCCATATTATTGGTGCCAGTAACCTGACAATCGAACTCTTCGCGTTTAAAGTACTTAAGACTCATCCACTACTTCCCCTTCAATTGTTGTGGGTTGTTCGACATCGACTGCACCAACACCGCTAATGTTAATTTGAATGGCGCTACGTCCTCCATCCTTAACAATATCTTTTTCAAATGCAGCAACAGGAAGGATTCTATCCATTACCAGCTTCCATGCTGCTGATTGATTCTTATGTTCTGGGTCTAATGCTGCATCAAATATTGCATCCATCACGGCGCGGGAGCGAGGCGAGTTTAACATCCTTGCCTTGTACTCGTTAATGATTGCTGCATCGCCTTTAGGGCGTCCAACTGCTTTTCTGTTGCCCTTTGCCTTACTAGAAACAGAAGACTTCTTAGGACGACCAACAGAGTTCTTTTTAATGTCCATATTGTATAGGCTCTACCTTGTTTTCTTTTTGGTTTGTTATCTATACTTGTGGGTAATATGCATAAGTAAAAATCCTAATGCATCGTACTTCCGCTATAGCTCTATATATACATATATTATAGCATACTTTTTTAGATTTGTCAACCCCTGTAGGGAAAAAACATTGTATTTACAGTACAGATTCTATACTTTTACAGTGCAGATTATACATATCTCCCTGGATTATAATAAACCTTTGATATATAACTAAAAGTACTAATACTAGCATAGTCCAATTTTGCTCTTTTTTGTGTCTGGGAAGAACCTTGCTTGCGATGTGCGACAAAAATCCCCTCCCCCTGTACATTTATACAGTACTGTACAGATAAACAGTGCTGTAAATCTATACAGTACTGGACATCTATACAGTACTGTACATGCATACAGTGAAGAGTGAGAGGCTGAGATGGTGCC